CTCCACCATCCGACTCTCATCACAAAGAGATCGCACCCTGCATATTTTTTACCAAGGCATATCTCTCCATCAGGAATCGGATCGTCGATTCTTTTGAAATCATACCGATAGGAATATGCTGGCAGTTCTCCTGCAAGCCTCTCAATCAGATTGGAAGCAACGCAAGTATCAGTATTGGTCAAGATGATGACATCTTTATCATCACGACCAATGCAAGCCATGCGGAGCATATCCTTGATCATTGGAATGTTCTTCTTTTCGTTTGGGATGACATTCCCTGAATGGCGAACAAAGCAGTTGTCATCCAGACCAAGATCAAAGCATCCAATCGCATCCCATGTCTTTGATGCAACATCATTCCTCCTCTTCTCTTCGCCAGTTGCCCAAGGCGTTCTTTGGTAAACATGGATGATGCTTGGATACTTTGGCTTGGGAACAGGGTTACGAATCAGATTCAAGATCCTAGTCACATCCCTTGGGAAGTTCTTGTATCTTGTATAAGAAGCAAAGCAGGGCCTCCATGCCGCTCCATGCCACATCGTAGGTGTATCTGTAACCAAAGCATGAATAGGCTTTTTGGAAGCATATGCCAGATGCAAAGGCCCACTATCAGTCAGGATCATTGCGTCAGTATTAGGATGATCCATGATGCCAAGAAGATCATAGAATCTCTCTGCCTTGATCTTTGATAGATCAATAATATGAAACTCTGGCAATGAATGATTCAGTATCTCCCATAACAAATCATTGTATGGAAAGGGAGATGAAAATCCTCCTGTGCTTACAACCAACCAAGGCTTATCCATAGGGATACCCTTTGTCAGTTTTGCCTCACGCTTTCTATTGCGGTTATCAAAGATAAGCGGAGGCTGATTGGGCCAGAGGTCTAGTTTCCCTGCCAATTTCCAAGCATCCTTCTGGAATGAATCACATACGATCTTGGGAGCATGACTATTCCCATAGACCTGACTGACGATTACATCAGATATTCCTACTACTTGGCTTGTCTTAACAGTATCTCCAAACTGTTTTGCAAACTGTATCGCTCCAGCCACATCCTCAAAAGCTCCATCAAATACAAGAGGATCAACGTAGCTAACGCCATCAAGAAGATCGGCATATTCTTTCGCCACAACAAGGCGAGGCTTGATGCCAGTTTCCTGATACTCACTATAAAGAACTGGAAGAAATGCTATGATGTCACCATAGCGTCCAGCGTTTACATGGACACTAGCCATTTGCTTTCACGAACTCGGCATGAAAGACTTTGGCTAGACCAGCGGCGTGAACAGCAAGGGTTAGTACACGATCTTTCCCGCCATTCTGCCCAAGTGTTTCAGGGGACAGCTCGCCACTTGCGGCGAATCCCTGAATAATAGATAGCCAAGTCTCCTGAAGAGACGAGTTAGGATTGGTTGTCGTCTCCATAGGACTTGCTGAAACGCTTGCGAGGTTCTTCTTCTGTGGGCTTGGGGAGGACTTTGAGCGGCGGGAATTCCGTTTCCTGTATTTCCTCTTCGGCTTCTGCTCTAGGTTCTGTGGTTGCTGGTTCTCCGGTGTCATAATTGATCGGCTCCAAAGCTCCGTACTTCTGGATGTATCGTCCTAGCTCAATGAAAAGATAGCGGCGGCTATCCAAAAGGTATGCAGTAGCGGCCTTGAATAGTTCAGATACAGGGCGGTTGTTTTCTTCACCGTCTTCCTTGAGTTGCTTGAGGACAGGATCATCCTCAAAGTGAACAGCAAATGCGGCAGGGAGTTTATACTTTGACATAGAATGTTGTGGTTGCTGAAGTGAATCTGAACTATCGAGGATTACTCGGTAGTTGGCAAGAGCATTTTAAAACCCGCCAAATGGATTTCTGTAATTCTTTGGTTGCCTTCCAGAAGGGCCTCGTGATTGCAGGGATTTTTCATATTCAGCAATGTCGGCAGGAGTCTCCATCCTTGCTCCCAAAAATGCGGCAGAACCAGCTTTGAGAGCGGCGGGAAGTGCCTCCTTTTGAGTTGCGGCTTCCGACAAAGGAATAGGAGCAAGTTGTTCCTGAATAATCTCACCCCAAGTCAATTTGCGGCGACCACGATCAGGTTGTTGGCTAGACCAAGGAACAACATTGCCAAGATAATCTTTGCCTGTTGCACCAACAATAATGTCACGAGTAATTGGACTAAATCCGCTACGCAAATAAGTATAAATAGCATCTTTCATTGCGGCTTCACGACCACCACGAGCTTTTTGCAATCGGGAAAGATCACCAAAAACCGCATTGTATTCTTGAGCCAACAACCGAGCAATACGAGTGAATGCACCTATTGTTGCTAAATTATATCCGAATCCTTTGTATGCTAACCAATCATTCTTTTTGGGATCGGTGAAGTTTATCTTCTGATTGCTTCCTGTAACCGAAAGCAAAACCTGATTAGCAAGCAATGTTCCAGTAACTAAACCCAAGAACTTTGCTTTATTCTTTGCCTCATAAATTGCAGACATTCTTTCTTCAGGAGTAACTTTTCCGATTCCAGTTGCCATCTTTGAGAATGTGCCAAGCATCCTAGCGGGGTCTTGAATCATCCACTTAAATCGACTTGCAATAAGTTTTGGGGCAAAGAAAAGAACTTTTGTAATTGGGCTTTGAAGGATTCCTTTTGTGCGTTCTCCGCCCTTGGTGAATCCCGTAGCATTGTTAATGCTATCAGCAAACATTTGTGCCATCTCTGGCGTTTTCATGGTAACGCTCAATTGATTCCATGCTTGATCAAACATATCTTGACGAAGATGGAAAAGAGCATCAAATCCACGACCCCCGGTAATTGAATCCAATGCTTTAGCTAATCCACTATCACTTCTTACAGGGGTTGCCCCTTCCCTGCTAGTTTCTCTAGGATCGTTTTCCAATCCAGCACGACGAGCGACAGTCCAATTAGGACGATAGATCAAATCTTTATTATCAATTATATTTTGAATGCGTCCATTTTTCCCTCGGAAGGAATAAGACAGACCTTTTAGCCAAGCTTTAAATGCAAGTTTTGGATGTGTATAAATAACTGTTGGTGCATGGGTTCCCATAAAAGCCGATCCATGTCCAAAGATTGCTAATTTAAAAGTTTTTTCAGCGGCTTCTCCAAATACACGACCAATCCAACTTGCTTTTTCATTAATTAACCACCTCTTTGCTTCATCCAAGGCAATCTGCCTAGACCTTTGCTTGAGATACATATCATCAGATGCTTTCTTTGCACCTTTTGGTGACGCAAGACCTTTGCGAACTTGATCAGGAGTCAATCCAAGATCGCTAGCAAGATCGTTCACCATCTTATCCCAATCGCTTTCGCCTTTATCTATATAGAACCTCTTTGCAGTTTCCCACAAAGTCTTCACCTGTTCTGGATTTAGATTCTCTCCTATCTTATCCTTTTCAAATAAATCACGCTGTTTTGCTTTAAGCCTAGCATCAGCAAGTTCTTTTTTCTTCTGTTCGTATTCAGATTCAAGTCTCTTAATCTCATCATTGGTAACTTTCTCTACATCTTTAGGAGTAGAAACCTTTCCGCTATTGAGATCTTCGATTTTCTTTTGAGCTTGATCAATTCTCCTACGAAGACTTTCGGCGGCTTTCTCCGCAGGAGTCATCTTTTCAACAGGTTTTGCTTTAGCTGTTTTTTGACGAACAGTTTTTACTGCTTTTTGTCCACCGTCCTCACCCTTGATAAGTTCTTGAGCTTTAGCCCATGCATCTTTAAGGAATGGCTTAATTTTGGGGCCAAACTTTTCAATGAGACGAGCAGATGATTCCGTGAAATCAAGGGCAAGCTCTCCAATATGTGCCCTCATGATCCTTGCAAGAGTAAGAATAATCGTAGGATCAGGAGATGATCCCATCTGATTGAGTTGCTTGCGTAGTTCTTTTTCTGCTTCAGCGGCATCTGCTTTCCACTTATCAACAAGTTTCCTAGCAGTCTCAAAAACTTCTTTTCCGTATTTAGGCTTTGATTCTAATTGACCCTTAAGATCCCTGACTTTTGCCTCATAATATTTCTTTAATGATTCAGCATCTTGACCTGTTTCTTTTGCTTTCTTTACTTCTTCAAGATCCCTTCTGGTCTGTTCAAGTTCATTATTTAAACGTTGAATCTCCTCTTTAGCTTTTTGTCCAGCGGCATCCGTAAGATCGGCTATCTGCTGTTGGCTTTCTTCAATAGATTCAGGAGTCTTTACATCCACATCAGAAAGCGATTCATCCAAAGTATCACGAACTTTTTGGGTAGCTTCTCCAGCTTCTTTAATACTTGTGTTAACTTTATCAGCTATTTTCCTGATTTGTTCGTGTTGAGAAAGAGTAGGCTCTTCTCCTGTTACTTTTGTGTATTCACGAGCGATGTCAGCGGCATCAGAAAGATCGGTTTCTCCTTGGAATGTTCTTAAAATATCAGAAGCTACTGTTCCAGCCTCACGGATTCCTTCATAGTAATCCTGATATTGTTTTGCGAGATTCTTGTATTCTTCTGATTGAGGGCCGTATTTCCTTAATGCTTCACTAACTTGTTTTGCTAGTCCTTGAACATAGGCTTTAGCGGTAGCAAGGGCATTAAAATCACCTTGCTTTGCTTTTTCAAGAGCATCAAAGGGATTTGCTCCATTTCTCAAATTTGCATTTCCTTGATCAAGAATTCCTTGCCTTGATGTCCCCTCGCCGGCAGGAACAACAGATGTTAAAATACCACGACGAACTTGATCCTCCTGATCTTCTGATCGTATGGAAATTGGCCCTTCAGCTTGTGATTTTTCTGTTTTTGCTAATCCAGCATATTCAGCGGGAGGTTTTGGCTTTCCTGTTGAGGTAGAATAGAGATCAGATGCCTCACGAGAAGTAATGCCGGGAAACTTCCTAGAAAGGATTTGAGACATTTGCTCCTCCGTTGGAGGCTTGCCTGTATTCTTAACGAATGCATCTATAGCTTTCTTGGTAAATGCTTCCTGTTCCGTAGGGGCTTTGGGCTTGAATCGTTCATCGCCAGAAATATCTACAGCACCACGTTCAGCACCACGTTCCGTAAATCTACCTCCTCCAGTAGAGATAGCATTATAAATCTGATGCAAGAATCCACGAACCCCTTCTCCAAGTCGTGAAAGCATATCTCCAGCCCATGACTTGAAGTCACGAGCCGATCTGGCAATCGACTTTCCTACATTAACAGCGGCATCGTAAATGATTTGAGGAAGTTCTGTATATCCACCTTCTCTTCTTAACCTGTCTGCCAAATAGGATCTTACTTCTTTTTCTTCCTCAATAGCGGCGGCTTCAGGATTGGTTTTCTCAAGTTCTTTAATCCTCTTGAGATTTGCAATAGCATCCTTCTCAAATTTCTCTTGAGCTTGCCTTTCCTGTTTTTCTTTTTCAGCAGTCTGAAGTGCTTCGGATATTTTATCCCAAACATCATCAACTTTATTTAACCCAAGATCATCAGCAATTAGATCAGGCAACCGTCCGTTTCTGGAAAATATAAGATCACGAACTTTCTTTGGGAGCTTGAGTGTTTCAAGCCTATTGTATTCTCCTCCCCCAACAATCAATCCTGCCTTTACCCTCTTCTGATATTCCCTTGGATCAAGAATCTTTTGCTCCCAAAGATCACGCAAGGATTCAGCGGCAGAACCAAATACCTCGTTGGCTTTATCCTGTAGCGTTTTCTTTGTTGTGGTTGTCTTCTTCTCTTTAGGTGAATCAATCTTGTTGGCTTCACGCTCAAGATCAGCCATTGCCCTTTTTACAAGATCCTGTGCGTCTTCAATTTCTACGCCATGATCAACAGCATCTTCAATCTCGGATGCTAGTTGCCCAAGAACCTCATTCTTGGTTTTGTTTGCGGAATTACGAATCTCTTCTCCAAGACCTTTAAGGGTATTGATCTTATCATCCTCTCCAGCATTCTGAAACCTATCAATAATATCCCTGATTGGTTTTGATTTAGATTCTGGTTGCTTTACTTCTTCTTCAATGCCAGCCGCCTTTCTGAAAGATGCACGAGATGAATCTTCTGGTTTTGAGAAATAAAGCCCACCATCATCTCCAATTTTAATATTTCCAGCCCTTTCGTATTCAATAAGAGCCTTTTGAGCTTGGGTTTTATTCAATCCACCCTTCTTCTTTGCAATATCAATGAAGTCTTTTTGCGTTTGTTCAGGAAGTGAAGATTTTTCTTCTTGCGGCCTTACTTCTTCTTTTGGAGCTTCACCTTGCGTGGTAGCTTCTTCTGGTTGGTTTTCTGTGCCCACTCCTTCGCCCACGGCTGGTGCGTTGCGAACGCCCACTTCTCTTGCGCCTTGCTTCTGAACGGCATTTTCTTCTGTAGGTTGTGCTTCAGCTACAGGAGCTTCAGCGGTTTTAGTTAAAGCGTCAATCTGTTGTTGGATTGCAGTATGTTCTGGAGAACCCTCTTCATGGAAGAGTTGCTCGGCAATCAATGCATTTATATCAGGTGCAGGAGCGGTAGGTTCAGTAGTTTCGGCGGGAGCAACAGGTTCCGTAGGTGCTGGAGGTTCAGGAACAGCGGCTTGAGCATCAGCGGCGGCAGTAATAGCGGCCTCACGCTCATTGACGATTGGATTTGCAGATGGATTAAGTTTTGGTTCTGGTTCTGGAATAACAGGGGGCTTTTCTCCCATTATAGCGTGTTTTCCAGCCAATCCCCCCAATCCCAAACCAACAACAGCACCCGCACCCGCTTGAACTCTTTCTTGAGTGGTAAGATTTGGATTTATTGCTTGTTTTACTTGTTCGGGAACTTCCGAAAGCATTTGACCAGCAAACAATCCAGCCGCACCTCTTCCAATCTGCCTCACTCCTTCAGCGGCAGATTCCAATTCTTTTGGTGCGCCACCAAGCAAAACACCACCGGGACTCATAAATGATCCAGCAAGTCCAGCGGCAGTATTAAGAATTCCTTTTGTAGCCGCTAAAGCGGTTGTATCATTTGCATTAGGTTTAAATTGTGGAATCTCTTCAACAAAAGGAGTGAATATCCCTTGTTCTCTCTCCATACGATTTGCGTATGGCTTATATTGATAAACTGCATTTTCTGGAACAACTCCAGCCAATGCATTTTCAATATTCTTTTGTTGTGAAAGATTTGGATCAACAGGAACAGCTTCTTCAAATTTTTGTTGTTCCGTAGGGCCAAGCAAAGGCGAAAAAAATCTTCCAAGTTTTTCGCCAATACCCATTTCAGGAGTTTGACGAAATTCTGGAATTGGGGGCTTTTCTTCCTGAACGGCAGGAAGATTAATAGCTTTTGCATTATTTTCAGACAATAAATCATCAAACAACCCCGCTTGAGTAGTTTGTTGTGTTTGAGCAGGAGCTTGAATCTGCTGATTATTATCATTCAACAAATCATCAAATAAACCGCCTTTTTGAACTTGTTGTTGTGGGGCATTATATCTGCTTCCTAGAACAACGGCATTATTCCCTTTTCCAGTTAGCTTATCATAGAAATTTCCAACACTACCCGTCCAATCAGAGTTCAGGTGATAGGGATCATTTGCAGCTCCTACCGGAGAATAAATACTCCCGACTTCTTGAATTGTGGATGCTTTCCTATATGGCCCCGTAGGTCTAGCCAATGTTGCGGCTTGTCGCTCAATAGAATCAGCAACAGAATTAAAACCATACAAAGGGCCAGATGCATTGGAAATGCCCATTGCATTATTTCCCTGCCTAAATGCTTTTGATGTTCCCCCTCCCGTTTCATTCCAAGCAATAGCCGCAAGGAAATTGGGATCTATTCCATATTTCTGACCAGCACTTTCAAAGTCTTTAGCATATGGCTTTAAGCCTTGAGGAAGAGCATCTACATTAATTGACCCTCCTGAATTATCAGAAGAAGCCTGTGATGTTTTAGCATCACCATCCCCAAGGAGGTCATCAAATAGTCCCATATTATTGAGGGATTATGATACTTCACCAGATTCAGTATCTTCAACAGCATTTTCTTCTTCTTCAGGATTTTCTTGTCCGCTTGAAGAAACCTGACTTGCGGAAGGAAGCATATTGGACGCTTGAGGAGAAGATGATTGCTGTGATTGCTGTGCCTTCATCGCCTGATCCAGCATGGAAGGATCAATTCCAGCCCCCTGCAATCTTTGTTTAATTAAATCAACTTTATCTGGATGTCTTTGAGCGGCCTGAACTGCCTGAATTAAAGTTTGAGTAGAAGATCCAGATGCAGATTGAGGTTGTTGAGAAGACCGTCCTCCCAACTGTTTAATCTGATCAATCTGTTGTTTGAGGGCATTTACCCTAGATGTATCAGTATTTGTTCCAAAGAAGTTTCCAAGGAAATGATCAGTTCCCTTTGCTTGTTCAGATTTAACCATTCCATTCAATGCAGGAATTTGGTTTTGAATCTGCTGGAATGCATTCTCAAAGTTTTGATCTTGGATTCCATAGTTTCCCAATGCTCCCTTGGTTTGTTGGTATTGAGAGTAAGCACTAGCGAACTTTGAAAGATCACCCTGTGAAGGGGCTTTCCCATTAGCAATATCACCAAGGATATTATTATAAGCAGTAGAAGCGCCTTCTGTGGCTGGATTATTTCCTTGTGCTGGCAATCCATTCCAAAGATTAGAGAACAATCCAACTTGCTTTGCTTTCAGTTGAGCGTTCTTTATGTCGCTTTCTTGTTGTTGATAAGCAGTCATTGGCTTGCTAGGAGCATTCTGACCCAAACGACTTGCGTTGAATGTGCCATCGGGATTGAACATCTCTGGATGAGATGCCATCATGGACATTCCTCGTCCCTGCAAGTACGCTTGTGTCCTTGCCATATGCTGTGCATTGATGTTTGCAGACTGTGCCGTAGTCAATGCATTCTGCGCAAATCCCCTCAAAATAGGAATTTGAGAAGCCGTAGAAGCAGAATGGTAAATGTCTGCTAATCCATTGGGATCACCAGTAGCAATCTTCTGCATTCCGTTTTGGTAGCTTTGCTGGAGAGCAGGAAGCAATGCTTGAGCCGCTTGTACTTGAGCATGGTTTTCAATACTCTGACCAATCTGCTGACCAAGATTAGCAAAGCTATTGGCAATCGTTTGATTGCCCTGCATGATCGGAGAAAAGTTGTAGTATCCTACTGCCATAATATTTATTGCGTAAATCCTTGATTATAATATCCCGATTGACCTCCACCGGAATAATAAGCTGGAATTGCTCCTTGACCAAATGCGGCTTGAACAGCGGCTGGAGTTTCATAAAACCCGCCAGAACTCATTTGATCCAAGCCAAATTGGTTGGAATATGCAGATGTTCCCTGTGAAGGAGAAGAAAGATTTCCGTAGTAATTAGCCATTGTGCCAGCATTGGCAATTCCCAATCCAGCACTGCCCAATCCCTGTAGCCCCTGAACCATTCCTTGGTTTGCGGCTTGTTGTGCCCCATACTGATTCATTTGGGACTGATATTGGCTTTCTGCCATTTGATTACCAATTCCAGCAGACGTAGAAACAAGATTAAGGGCATTTGCGGCAGTTCCTTGAGCAAGACTTCCACCCATTCCTGTAGCTTGCAGTCCAGCCTCAAGACCCGCCGTAGGTGAAACAACCATTTGGTTAGCCAACTGTTGCCATGTAGGAGCGGCACTCAATCCAAACTGCGACAAACCAAGGCTAGTCTGTCCAAGGTTCCTAGCAAAGTTTTGTGGGGCCTGACCACCTCCGCTAAAGAGATTGAATCCACCACCAAGATTCTGTGCAACTTGTCTATTGATATTCTGCTGAACATCAGTAGGAACATTTCCCTGAATGTATTGGTTAAGTTGATTTAAGGCCAATTCCCTTTGGGCAGAAGACCCCGGAGTTACAAGATTTTGGTTGGCAATGTTTGCCCTAGTCCCCTGCTTTGCAAACTGCAATCCCTGTTGAGCGGCTTGATTATATGCTTGCGTACCAAAGCCAAGGGCTTGCGGAGATTCTTGACCAAAAAGCTGATTTTGGAATTGTACTTCCTGCGGAGCCATTTGCCCAAACTGCATGGCTTGCGTTGCCAAACTTTGCTGTGGATTGTAACTAGGAGTATGTCCTGCTTTAGATGCATTCAATGCTTGCATCCCAAGGCTTCCAGCAGTTCCAACAGCGGCAACTCCAACACCAATTGCCATCCATGTTTCATATACAGGCATCTTGTTATGCCTATATTCAGCAATAGTTTGTGCAGGGATTAGGAAACGCATGGCAATTCAATTTCTTTATATGTGTGAATCAGACTAGGACTGATGTTTGTTCTCCATTGGTTAAATTGTGGAGAGTTGCTATCAATCAAAGGGTTTTCTGTTCTTTCAACAATATTTAAACCTAATTCATCAGGATCTTCAATATTATTTGGATTAGCATGGCAAGTGACCCATACCGTATCCTCAATATTCCACAGGAACCTTTTTGTATTTGGCTTGGTAATTCCCATGTCTCCTCCAACATAAAGGGCTTCTTCCTCAAAGCCTCCATTCTCTGATTCTTTAAGGACAGCAACCTTTCCTTTAAGAATGAAAAAAGGATGAGTTGTCTTATGTTTCATTGAAACAATCAATGAGTTTGCTGGCATAAAAATCTTCCTGACATAAAGTCCCTTTGGAAAAAAGTGTTCCAAAGGACATTGAACAGGAGGAAGATTTGCCATTTCAGCTTCAACCCGATCAATAGCGGAAATCTCAACAAGATCGTCCATATCAATAGGGCCATGCCGCTCCATCATCCCAAGCATAAGTTGGGATCAAAGCATTCAGCATCATGTTATTAGAGAACTGCCTGATAACACTACCAGTAGGTTCCTCTTGATCGGCAGTCTCCCTGTTCACTTCAAAGATAGCATTCTGAAGAGAAACATTATAAAGCTCATCACTACCTTTGTTCTCACGATAGACAACTGCCATCACAGCAGAAATCATTGCCTCTGGAGTAAACTCAACCTGATCCGTAAGGCTGAACAAATCCTGATAGTTCTTCTTGCAGTAAAGAATAACTGAATCCTTTACGCAACCTTGGATAGCATATCTCCTGAAGCTAGGATTAATGTCGTAGGGCTGGTAGATCGACAAAAGCATTTGAGCTTGATTGTCGGGGTCATAGGCATACAAGCGAACCCTTCCATTAGTCTGTGACTTCGTGCATTGGAAGACCGTCTTGAAGAAGTTGGTGCTATAGGTATATGCAGGAGCAAGACCAAGTGTGATTGTCTCGCTGATCCTAGTCCCATAAGCATCCTCGCCAAAGAAGGTAATCTCCTGACCAGCATCAAGCGGGGACTCTGACTCTAGGCACAGACGGTAAGGAGCAAGATCATAGTTCTGGAAAGTAATGTGCTTTCCTCCAATCTCAATGAACTTCTTGTTCCCTCCATTCCAAGCATATCCCTGTCCCCATCCGTTCCCATATCCACCATTTGCGGCATCACCCCAATTGTCTTGGGGAACAGACTGATACCATTCATTGCCAAGGCTAACAGGAACACCATCAATCCATGCCAATCGAACCTGTTTGTAAATGCTCGGAAGAGTCAGAATACCTCCAACGCATTTAATGCAAACGTACTCACAGGTAGATTCAATATCAGTCTTATTCCAAAGAAGGCGACGAGCCTTATTCAAATACTGCATCAACAACGTAGGATTACAACTTCCGCTATTACCCGCATAGGGCTTAATAGCATCCATTACATAAGCTACATCGTATAGTTGAGGCATAAGACTAGATCATTTCTCCGCTTGAGATTGGCCTTCCCACAAGGGATCGTGTCGCTGGACGTTTCGGGCCAGCAACACTCGGCAACGTAGATAATTTGATGGATGGAGTAGCTTTGGCTTTAAGCATCTTGCTCCTCATCGCTCCCATCTTTTGGAGCTTGGGGAGTTTCATATGCTAGATCCAATCGCTATTGAAAGGAGATCCCTTGCCCATAGAAGTCTCATTGGCAGGGCCACCAACAGAAAATGCTTTCTGATTGGACTCGCCAATGGATTTGATACGGGCAGTACGGGCATCCTTGTAGGCACGGATTGTGGCAATATCGTTCTTAATCTGAACCCTCTGCATAGGTTGCGGAGTGGCATGATCAGAAACAATACCACGCTCGGTGCGATCCACCGTGTATTGAATCCCGTGAGAAGCCATATTACTTCTTGGACGAACCACGACCCGGAGAGGTCGGTTCAGGTTGCTTGGCTCCAGAATAAAAAATTCCGTGAAATTCTGCTCCACGGGGATTGTTTCCAAGGTTTTCTTTAGCATGACCACGGGTGCTGAAACCCTCGGATTGGAGCTTTGGCTCCGTTGCACGATTGATGTTTTTAGACATGATGGTTAATAATTAGGTTTTGTTTTCGGGGTTAATTTATAAAGTGACCTTGATTTATAAGCAAGTCTTTCTTTTCTTGCCAAGCTCTTTTAATACCTTCTTTCATTTTTCTTAAATGTTCTTCAGATTTCTTTTTTCCCTTTCTTGATTTTGACATTTTTGCTTTTGATTCATCAGTATGTTTGTGTCCAAGGCTATATTTATTTCCCTTGCTTGCTTCGGCTAATTTCTTTTTGTGTTCATCTGATAGTGGTTTTCCAATATGGCCAAGAGATATTTTCTTTTTCGCTTCTTCTGTATGATTTTTTCCAAACATTGGGTGAGGATTATTAACCCAATAATTTTTTAATGAATTTGATAATTTCTTTTTTGATTCTTCTGTCATTTTTTTGCCAACATTTCCACCATCAGTAAGATTGTATCCAAAATCATAATCATTAGACTTGTGTTTTTTAATCCATTCTTTTTCTTTCAATTCCAATTCATATTCTTGGCATATTTCTAATATTTGAAATTCAAAAGCATCTTTGCCATATTTGTTAAAAGCCCTTTGTAGATAGATGTTTTTATGAACATTATATTTCAATGTTGAAAAATGTTTACATTTTCTGTAATTTATATCAACACTTTCTCCTATGTACCATTTCCCGTTTATGGAGTTTTTAATTCCATAAATGCCACATATTTTCATTTAATCAGAGCGATCCTAAGTTGGAAACTTGCCAAGTGAAACTTGTAATGTCGGAATTGTTGCTCAAGATCCAAATTTTAAATTGCGTACTGGTTTGGCTACCAGTAACAATACCCCATGAAGCACTTGCATTCGCTGTTCCAGCAGTAGGAGTAAAGTAACCTGAAATCTGATAACTGGAATTAGCCATTGCCGTAGGAATGGTAATTGTAAATGTTTGAGCAGAATTTGATGCAGTAATTGTTTGTGTTCCACTCTGATAATTAACTGCATTAAGCTGATTAGTAATAGTCAGAATGCTTTGCTGAAGAGCCGTAATTTGTTGAGGAGTAACCTCATTCAAAAACGGAATATTGATTGTAGAATTATTAAGGTATAGCTGATTATAGCTATTAAAAATATCAGCAAAAGAACCACTTGGACACCAGCTACTTGGGATAACCGGACTCAAGATTTGAACTGGTGAAGACTGATTGTTCATAAAGTTTTATCCTTGTACAGAAGCAACAGAAGGTTGTAAAGGCACAATTCTGTAGTAATCAAGATCATTCGTTGGACAGCAAACGATAGGATCAATCTCGTCACCAACACAAACCCCTTCTGGAAGATCCAAATCTGCATTCAACAATGCTGAAACTCGCACCCTATCAACAATGCAAGATCCTGTTATTTCAATCTTAAATTGGAATTCAGCACCTTCCTGAAGGTTAATCTGATTTGCGGATTGGCAGTCGTTAATATCAGGAGAAGGAAACTTTATTTGTGAATACTTTGGCCTTGAAATAGAAGGAGAGCAATTTGCCTGTATAGGAGTACATCCATTTTCTGAAATAGAAATCGTGTTACCAAGTTGCGTAAAACATGGATATGAATCAGGAGCATACGACATCTCAAACTGAACTTGTTCTTTCAAGTTTGAAGCCCAAAGCTCCGCTCCAGCAAGTTGCTTTCTGATGAACTTTGATGCCCCCTGATTGGGAGTAAAATCAAATCGCTTGGTGATAAAGTATGATTTGATAGGAACACTTCCATAGACTTGAGAGTAGTCATCTATGCCTGTTGCAAGGACGCTACTATTCTGGAGTTCATAAAGTCTATTGACCCCATCAGCATCAAACGAAAAACAGAATCCACG